TTAGAACCTACAATGAAAATCATTGTGGTACTGACAACGAGCAGGGTCAGGATTATGAGTAATGCTCGCCGTTCATGGTAATTGATATAAAAAAAATTCTTTAAAAACTTCATAGGCTTACGGATTTTTAAGCTCTTGTGAAACCGAAATTTCGCCGACCATTTTGGCTACGACCAAGGCAAATCCTCAGTGTTTACGGCACATCTGACGGCTTTTGGTCGGGATTACTGGATAGTATTGACTCCATTCCCTTCCTATAACTTATTGATAATCAATATGCGATATCTGATGCTTTTGACATTATATACCGATTTTTCGCTCCCTTATTTCATGTGCAAATTTCTGTATATTAGTCAGTTGCTACAAGAAATAAGAGAGTGGAAAAGTCTTTTTTATTGCTGTACGATGTTTTTTGTCAGAAGTTGTACTTGGTCCCGCAGCCATTTGATCTGCTCAGCCTGTTGGTCGAGCATCGCCTTTTGGTTGTTAATGACACCCATCAATACATCAGGGCTACTGTTGATGTTGACAGTTGAGTTGCTGATGTGATGCACATTCGTATTCTCTAACTTTTTATCATCATACTCTTCATTTGAGAGGAAGAAGTCCTCTATTGGAACCTCAAAATATTCCGATAACCTTTCAAGGTATCGAGAGTCAATGTAAGTTCGACCCTTGAAGTAGCTCGTTGATATGTGTGAACTCTGACCGAAGACAAAAGCCACCATTTCACCGACTGTTTTTTTCTGCTCCTTGAGCAGTCGATTCACTAAATCTCCGTTAAACATAACCTAATATCACTAAATAAAAGTTAAATAACACCGCAAAAATAGGATTTCTTTCCCAAAATTACGGAGTTCTCAATAATTCTTCTTATATTTGCCCACAAATTTAGTAATTAAAATTGAGATATGCAAGAAAATGAAGTTAAAAATGGAGCATTAACTATTGAAGGTTATTACGCGACTCTTTCCAAAAAAGAGAAGAGTCAGCTCATTCAGTTTCTCATGACTAAGTTTGGTTTCTGCTACAATACTGTTCAGCAGAAGTTGACCGGCAGGACCAAGTTCAATCCAAGAGATCTCTTGGTAGTACAAACAGTTATAAATCAAAGCTTATGGAAAAGCAAGTAGAATTTTTCGTGTCTCCACTTGGAGTCGTGTGTTATTATGGCCATGATGGCAAGGTGCTCAGCTACAATACAGAGCACCCGGATATCATTAACCACATGGCTGAGTTGATAAGTCGGCTTTACCCGGAGGCGTATAAGCACCTGGCAGACTTATACGCCAAGAGTAAGCCAAACAAACTTTATTTCAAGTATCTAATTACAGATCGTTTTATCCGTTGCAACCTGGGTTCCAACGATACACTTTGTTTCGATGTTGATGGAACCATTCTGCACCTGGAGAAAGTCGATTGCCCTCTCAGGGGTATATGTCCTAGAGAGAACATAGTCTGCCTCCCAAAGCTGAAGACTCCGTTCTTCCCTAAAGAGCTTGAGGTAGCGAAGTATTTTGCACAGGGTTATGTTGCTAGAGAGATAGCCCAGATTCTTGGCAAATCCAAGAATACTGTCTCTGCACAGCTTCGCAAAATGACCAAGCGACTGGGGCTGCAGTCAACGAGAGACATCATCAAGGTAGTTCATCAGTTGAACCTATGATTTGCCATCGATGCCGCTACAAGCGCAACTGCATCAATGGCTCCTGGTGCAGTTGCTTTAAGATTTATGTGGAGTATAAATTTATTGTTTTATGCATATTCTATGAGCAGTAAAGAAATAAAAGCCAAAATTATATTATTAATCTCTAGATTCGCAACATTAGAGAATAAAGATTTTTATGTGCAGAATGAGTATGGCATTTTAGCATACATGTGTATTAATGAAGTCATGGAGTATTGGTTGTTAGAAAATGGGCAATGTCTGCAGGTATCAAAATTGGATCCAATATCCAAATCAGTCAGATTACCATGGTTTGATATAGAATTATGAAAAAGAAGAAGAAACAAGCCAAGACATTCGTAGAGTGTCACAATACATGTGTCCGCAGCAGTGGCAGAACCTGCAAGTTCTGAGGGTGTTCACACCGCAAGCTGTACAGCGAATGTGACGGATATAAGAGGTATGTTCTATGGCCAACTCAAAATGTTCATTTTATAAACTGAAGTTATGAGGAATAGAATTAAGTTTTGGACAGACCGCGAGATTAGAGCGGCATTCGATAAGCGGGGGGCAAATATAAGGGCATCCTCCAGCAGTTGATGATGGAGCGAGACTACGCCTATAAGCGTCAGATTCGCTACTTTGTCAATGAAGACATTGATAAGTTCATGCGCAGGTTATCTTAGTACTTTCTTTTTCGGAAGTTCTAAGTTAATTTTGCAGCACAAAATATAAAGATATGATTAAACAAGAGATAGTAGATCGCATTATTAGTGATGTCTCCATTCTGGATGTAGCCGAGGATGAAGGCATTAAATTCTCAGCGAAGAAAGGCAACCGCCATTGGGCTTGCTGTCCGTTCCACAATGAGAATACTGCATCATTCTATGTGGATACAGGCACAAACTGCTGGCGGTGCTTTGGCTCATGCCGCTCCGGCGGCAACGTCATCAGCTTTTACCGCAAACTGAAGAATGGTCTCGAATTCCCAATAGCCTGCAAGGAACTCGCAAAGAAATATCTCAATGAGGAGATAGAGGACGAGTGGCGACCAAGCAAGGAGGAAGAGGAGAAGCAAAAGGAGCAGGAGTCCCTGCGCATAGCACTCAACTATGCGCAGAGCTACTTCACAGAATGTATGCAGAAGGTAAATCCCGCTGCTAACAAAGCACGGGAGGCAGTTTGCAAACGATGGGGCAAGGATGCTATCGGCACCTTCGGCATCGGCTATGCACCAGTAGAAGGCTTCATAGCCTGGGCAAAGCAAAAAGGCTTGGACTTAGATATCCTGGAGCAAGTTGGCCTCATAGGTAATGGTGAGCGCGGCCAGTTCGCCATGCTCCGAGACCGCTACACCATACCTATCTATGACAAGATGAGCAGAGTCATAGGTTTCACAGCAAGAACCATGTCCGATAATAAGGATATCTGCAAGTACCTCAACCTGAAGAACAGTCTCGTCTATCACAAGGACACTTCGGTTTTTGGTATCAATTTCGCACAGAAGGAGGCACGTCTGCGTGATAAGTTCTATCTCGTCGAGGGTGCTCCAGATGTGCTCAAGCTTCAGTCTATCGGCATTCTCAATACAGTGGCATCACTCGGCGGTTCATGGACCGAAAACCAGCTGAAGCAACTCTACCGCATCAGCAAGAGGGTGACATTCATCCCCGATGCTGACGAACTTAAACCAGGTAATGAATTTCCGGCAGGGACAGCTAATGTGTTTGCCAATGGTCGATCTGCTTTACAGGTCGGATTTACGGTAAATGTCCGGGAAATTCCGACTGATTATCCGGCTCCCAAGAAGGAGGATCCGGACTCCTGGATTATTGACAAGGGACACTTCTCACAGATGCGAGAGGAGGAGTTCATCTTCTGGTACTGCCGCCGCAGATACTGGCCAACAGCAGAAGATATCGATGAGTTTACGACAGAGGATAGATTGCAAGCAATTGCAGATATCTGTGGACTGCTCATGTTAATCAAGGATGAAGACCTGAGAAGCAGCTATCTGACTAGTCTTATCTCTACCTACAAACACTCTCGAGAGTGGAAGGATACACTCAAAAGAGCCAAGGAGGCAGAACTGAGCGAGAAGCAGGAGCGTGAGCGCAAGGGAGACATCAAGATGCTCCGTGAATTCGGATTCACCGAACATGATAATAGCTATTGGGGTACCAACAAGGAAGGAGACGAAATTCAATGGTCCAACTTCAAAATGAAGCCTCTCTTCCATATTCGTGATGATTTCAACCCGGTTCGCCTCTTCGAAATCAAGAATAACGGAGAGGAACCATCAAGACTCATCGAACTCAATATGGATGAGATCACATCGAGCAGTTCGCTTCGCAAGCGACTGTTTGGTATAGGAGATTATATCTGGATGGCCAGAGATGAGCAGCTTATCAAGCTTCTAGGCTATCTCGGTAGAGTGACCGAGACAGCAGACCCTATCAAGCAGCTAGGTTGGCAGCGTGAAGGATTCTATGCATTCTGTAACGGAGCAAGCGAAGATGGTATCTGGATTCCAATAGATGATATGGGCATACTCAGATTGCAGGCTGGCAAGTACTATCTTCCGGCCATGAGCAAGCTCAATAAGGACAGCCGGGAGTTATATGTCAGTGAGAAGAAGTTTCGGCATGAGAAGATGGTTGACAATCCGACAAGTCAGGCAGACTTCTTTGCCAAGGTCGTACAGGTCTTTGGCGATAACGCCAAGGTGGGTCTGTGCTTCTACATCGCGACTCTCTTCCGTGACATAGTCATCGGCAAGAGTCGTTCCTTCCCGCTCCTCAATGCCTTTGGTCCGAAGGGATGCGGTAAGACAGAATTTGCTGCCACCCTCATGAACTTCTTCTACAAATACGAAACCAAATATGAGCCGCTCTCAATCACAAATGCGTCAATGCCAGCACTCTCTGACTATGTCGGAGGAGTTAGCGATGCCCTGGTACACATCGACGAGTACAAAAACTCCATCACACAGAATAAGGTGGAGTGGCTCAAGGACTTGTGGAACGGTATAGGTCGCACAAAGATGAACATGGACAAGGATAAAAAGCTCGTGCAGGCCAAGGTAGACTCTGGCATCATCCTCACTGGCCAGGAGATGCCTACTGCAGATATCGCCCTCTTCAGCCGACTCATCTATCTCACTTTTGACAAGGGTGAGCATACACGTGAGGAGAAACAGAACTTCGAGGAGCTGGAGCGCATGCGCCAGATAGGTGCTACACACATCACCCTTCAGCTACTGAAGCATCGTGACCAGTTCCAGGGCTGCTTCGGTAATGCCTGGAAGCAAGCATCTGATGACCTGGAAGAGCGGTTGGAGGGTGAAAGCATCCTAGACCGTATAATGACGAACTGGAAGGTGCCGTTGGCTGCATATCTCGCCATCAGAGATTACATCGACTTTCCTTTCAGCTACAGTGACCTTTTGGGAGTAGTTGTTAAGGGAGTCAAGACGCAGAACAGCATGTGCAACACCACCGATGAGGTGGCTGGGTTCTGGAATATTGTCAATGCTGCAGTACAGATGGGTGAGCTGAAGATGGACCAGGACTTCAAGATTAAGACAGTTGGCGCATTGACCACCAATAAAGTCAAGATTGACAACTGGGCGATGCCGAAGAGCATCCTCATGATTCGCAAGGACATCACCATGGCAGTCTATCGCAAGTTAGGCAGGCAAATGGATGAAAACCTTCTGCCGAAGGAGTCACTCCTTCACTACCTGCAGATTGGTGCTGACTTCTATGGTTCTACCAAAAACCCGGAGCGATTTATCAAGTTCACTCCGAGCGGTTTGCCGGAGACAGTAGAGAAGACAGATGCCAATGGTACAATCACTGGTCGTCAGAAGTTATATTATAAAGACAGGCCTCTCTGTTTTGACTATACCATGGTGTCAAACAGATATGGCATAGATCTTGACACAGAGGTAGATGGTGAGCAGAAACAGACTAAGGATACCTATGTCATGACAGATGCTGAGCAGAAGGCTCTAGGTCTGGAACCTTCGCCACTATAGTGGAAATAAGTTTTTTGTTTAGATCATATCGTAGCCTCCAGGGGAAGAGATTCCTCTGGGGGCTTTTTTGTTGGTGTTCCGTGATTTTTCCGACAACTCACACGCGACTTAAAAACAATGTGGCATTTGTGGCAATTAGTGCATCGTTGATTATCAGAGAGTTAAGAAGTTGTGTGCTTGTGGCAATATTGTGGCAATTTGTGGCAACGAGAAGAGAAGTGTGGCAAAGGTTGTGGCAATGTGGCAATTCTATTATATATTTGTGTCAATAAGAAAAGACTTATAATATTAATAATCAAGCACTTAACATTTTTGCCACAATTGCCACAAATGAATTGCCCAAAAATGGGTTCCTTGATTTTTAATTGCAATTTTTCCCTTAAAACAAGGATTTTTAGCGAAAAGCAGATAACTTTTCCTAGAAACGTAGGATTATATCGATTATTTTTCCTAATTTTGCGGTGTTTTTAAAAATCAAAATATGAGTAAATTCGTAGTTTATGTACAGGTAGAGCCATACTTGAAGCAATGGCTCACCCATTCTTTCGGCGATCCCGTGGAATTCCCGTCCTGCAGCAACGAGAATGCTGTTCTGCGCCGGTTCCTCGCGAAGCGCCCAGTCAATAACCAACCTGAGCAACCTGGAGAGCGAGATGTTGCAATTAGCATACCTTACTCCAAGTCTAAAAGCCCAGAAACATACAACTTCCTTAACGGTCATGCCAAGCAGGCACTCACCGAAAGCATCAACGATCTCTTCCGCATAAACATGTGGAGTGACCTCGGCGACCTCAATGACATGTCGTGCAAGAAGATGTCTGCATTCAGGTCCTGGTGTGAACAGCAGGGTATTGATATTGAGTATGCAGAGACCATCCGCATGAAATGGTATCGCATGCGCAAGGCCTATCAGGAGAAAGGCATCAATCTTTTTAATCTTAAAAGATGCAAAAAAGACGATTTTTCATGAAAAAATCTCATCTACTATAGCCCTGTTTTTGTTCAAAACCGAACAGGTGCGAACAGATGCGAACAGACGCGAAATTTTAACAGCTTATGAAAAGACTTAGTTATATCTGCTCCATGCAGCGAATTCCTGTCAGCGAGTTGCCTTTCGAAACACTGCTAGGCAACCTCACTTTTGACATTCCCGAGAGCTATGATTGGCCAGTAGTTAAGTGTCAGAAGCCTGCCAAACTCGAAATAACCGACAAAATAGAGGATGGTGTGCGTTTCTATACCCATAAACTCACCTTCCGTACATGCCGCGAAGACCTGGACATGAAGGACAACTATGCCTATCTGGTCACCACCATCGAGGGCAAACGCTATCTCATTGGCAACAAGGAGCGGCCATATCCTATTATTAATATGTCTGATGTCCACCCTGATTCCCTTGGTACTTCTGCCATGATCGAATACACGGTTCTGTGGGGGAGCACAAGAAAAGCACCGTTGATAGCCTGATTTACGTATTTTTCCGTTGGCAATTACCATATTATCTTTGCATCAAAAAAGATAAGCGCATGAAATACGGAATGATGATATGCGGTACCATCGGAGCCGGCTACGACTGGTGGTCGGGCACCTATGGTACACGTTCCAAGGATGTCAAGGCCTACCTTGACGCTCATCCGGACGAGGAGGTGGATATCGCCGTCTCCTCGCCGGGTGGTTATGTTGATGAAGGCTTGACCATCTATCAACTTATCAAGGACCATGGTCATGTCAACGTCCACATTATGGGCATGACCGCTTCCATCGCTACAGTCTTGTGCATGGGAGCCAAGCATGTTGACATGTCAGTCGGCAGCACGATGCTCATTCACAATGCCTCCACGGGAGTTGCTGTCTGGGAGTCAGCTAACAAGCAGAAACTTGATGAACTCATCAAGCAGTGGCAGAAGCAGCGTGATGACCTCGACACCATAGACAAGGTGATCGCTTCCGTCTATGCCAAACGCTCAGGCAAGACCAGCGAAGAGATGCTGAAGCAGATGGGCAAGGAAAATTGGTTGAGTCCGGAGCAAGCTTTAGAGTTGGGCCTCGTAGATGAGATTAGAGACCTTGATGACGAAGACAAGAAGCGTCAGACCAATCTCTCCAAGCGCTTCACCAATGCTTTCTGCTCCAACTTGGGTTTGCCGCCATTGCCTGGAGCGACCGCTGATGAGCCCTCTAAAACATTTCTCGAGAAGGTTGCCGCCTCACTCAGGGATATGTTCAAGAATAATTCAAAAATTTCTAACATGAAGAAGAAATTCCTCAATCTTCAGACCCTCCTCAATCGCAAGGAGGATTTTGAGGTTACTGATGAGAAGATTACTCTCACCGATGCAGAGATGCAGAAAATCGAGGATGCTCTTGCCCAGAAACAGAAGGACTTGGATGACAAGTCCGCTGAGCTCGACAAAGCCAGCCAGGAGGTCAAGGACCTGAAGGCGAAGGTAGAGCAGAAGGACAAGGATATCCAGGACAAGGATAAGGAGATCAAAAATCTCAAGGGCGCACCGGGTTCTGATACCCATGATGACGTCACACCAGAGGTTGACAACGTTGACGCTGGTGAAATTTACAAAGCTATGAAGCAGATCAATTAAAATGGCAGCTTTAGACAATACAATTCAGATTACTCCTGATTCTCTGAAGACCAGCTTCGCGAAGTACCGCAAGGACATCATTCAGATGCCGGTACGCGCTCTTGACGAGGCTGCAAAATTCATGAGCCGACGCGTTGGCGTTCGTGGCAAGGAGACTGTCGGAGAGCTCGCAGGCGACATGGAGCTCGGGCCATACTCTCTTACTCGCAAGGATGAGAATGGCGTTACCATCACAGGACGTACCTTGGAGACATTCCTTGGTTCATGCGTCAAGCCTTTTGAACCAAATGCTGTTCGTGAGTCTATCTTGGGCTCCAACGTTTTCCAGGGTGATGCGCTCAAAAACCAGCCTATCACCAAACTGATTTGCATGTTCCTGGCAGGCAAGATTGGCGAGGCACTCTTCAAGAACCTCTTCACCATGAAGCGTAACCCAGCAGGCTCAGGTACCGCAGATCTCGCTGATGGTTTCAAGACCATCTCCGATGCAGACATCAAGGCCAAGGCGATTTCTGTAGAGAAGGGCAACCTCTTCAATACAACCGCGATGACTGGTGTCAACGCTGTCGATGCTGTCGAAGCATTCTATGATGCTGCCGATGCTAAACTGCAGGGCATCAATACCTACATGTTCATGAACAGCCATGAACTCACGCTCTACCGCCGCTGTTATCGAGACAAGTACGGAACGGTCAACTGGAACAACGAGTTCAACCACAACAAGATGGATGGTGCAAGCAACTGCACCCTCGTGGGTCTTGACAACGTTCCTGCGGGTTACAAGATCATCACTCCTGGCAGCAACATGCTCATCGGTTTGGCTACCGAGGGCGACAAGGCGAACTTTGGTGTAGAGAGTTCTCTTGACTCTCACTTCCTGGTTGACTTCGTGGCAACCATGTACTTCGGTACTCAGTTCGAGACGATCTCCAAGGAACGCATCCTCTTCGGTTATGACACTATCCCTTCTGAGTAGGGGATAGCTGTCTATGGTTATACATTATATTATATATATATGGCAACTAAGAAAACATGTGCTTCAACCACAGACCTTTATGAGGATGTGTTGAAGTGTCCTGGAGAGAAGCGACTGCCTGGTACCAGAGCCTACGGCTTCTTTATTCCACGTCGTTACATCACCAAGTTTGCAGAGCCACAGAAGGAGACTGCAAACTCACTCAAGGACTATCTCGTCATCAAGGATAACCACACCATTCAGGCAGACAAGACCTGGATTAAGATTGCCTTCATCACAGACAAGAGTTCCTTCTCGCCAGAGGCGCAGGGTGAGCATGGCTGCAAGACCATGAACCTCAAGGCAACAGCCGTCCTCCCAGGTACAGAGGAGGAAGCGTCTGCACTCGCTTCTCTGCTTCTCAATGAAGATGGTATCTTCATGATTCCTGAGCGCAACGGCAAGCTTCGTCAGTTCGGTGACGAGACCTTCGAGGTTGACGTGACACCTTCTCAGTCTTCTGGTGCAGGCATTGCAGACGAGACCAACACCACGCTGGAAATCTCTGTCAACTGCGAGACCATGCCTCCATTCTATTATGGTACCCTCACAACTGCTGAAGGAACCATCAGCGGCAAGGATTGCAAGCCAGTGGAGGTCTCTGAGAGTACAGACAGCCATTAACTAGGGATTCGATTTTCCTACATAACTACTATCAGTGGCGGGGCGATGCTTACATGAGCTCGCCTCGCCATTTTAATTTTCTATTTATTATGAATGATCCGAAATTCACTGAAAAGTTGAAGAAGTGGTTTGACTGCGAGCATACTGATGCCAATATCCGGGAGGGTGCTTTGCTCCTCCTTCGGATGAATAACAACCGCCACCTCTATCAACTCATCAACTTCGACCCTCAGGGCAAACTCGAATTGCTCAAATATGAGCTGCAGAAGCATCTCAACTATCGCATCGAAGGCATGACCATCGATGATGTCCGCAACTATGACAAGGCAGTCACGCCAGTTCTTCAGACTGCGGTTGACAAGACATCAGAGGCAGACAAGATTGCCAAGCAGCTTGCCTCTCATCTTCCGGTCGTGGAGTCTGAAAAACTCGATTCCATCGTGCCTTCAGCCATCGTAGCCAAGGGCAAACGAGCAGACCATGACCGGTTGCCTGAAAACATCCAGGCTATCTGGGATAACAACTGCGATCTGTGGAAGAAAATCAAGGAACACTTTGAGGCTTGCAAAGCTTACGACATGTCATGTGACAGATACGAGGGCTTGCATGCTGCAGACGAGGACTTCAAGCGCATGCTCCTTACGCTCAAGGAGGAGTACTATGCATACAAGCAGGCCATGGATGTCTACGACCATGCCCAGCCGGGTGATGCCGAGAAACAGCCAGCGGAGGAGCAGCCAGAAGCAGCCATCACCTCCAAGCAGATTGGCAATGCTCGATCCTACATCACCAAGAACCTTGACCAGCTTATTGGCTTGACGGAGGCTGGCAACACAGACAAAGCTGACGCCTTGCGAGCTAAGGTCAATGAGCGTGTGCAGCTCTTGATTACAGCAAAGGCTGAAATCACCGCAGATACCATCGCCAAGCTTCAGCAGGCGGGCATCAACATGGAGCAGCAGGCTTCAGACGATGGCGAGGAGCAGCCAGAGAGTGCAGAAGAGGAGGTTACAGATGAGGGCGAAGCAGATACAGCAAGTCCTGAAGCCGCTTCAGCAGAGTAGCTCGCAGGTCTTCCTTGGTCAAGGTCTTCACACCCTTGGTCTGTTGGGGTGGATTCTGGAGCAGACAGGTGCAGCGCACATTGCCGTCACCACCTTCTCCACATCCGATGCCTTCCTCTGTGGAGTCATCAACCTTCGCAAGCGAGGGTTGGTTAACTCCTCAGTGCTAGTAGTGGACATTAAAGCTTCAAGTAAAACTTTAAAGCTAAGTCGCTTAATGACAGAGGCTTTTGATGAAGTTAAATTGACGCTCAACCACTCCAAGGTCATGCTCGTTGCTAACAGCGAGTGGTTAGTCTCTGTGATAACATCTCAGAACCAGACGTATGGTGACCGTGCTGAGTGCACGTTCATCACGACTGACAGAGATGTCTATCTCAATCTCAATAACATGTTAAATAATTTGCTGGATGATACGACAACAATATCCCTATCTGGAAGAGAGTGAACTTTACCTGCAGACGGTCTATGACCTGGCAAAGACCATGACACCGGTCGAAGAAGTGCCCATCATGATGGAACTGCCTCCCGACGAGGCCATGGCCATGCAGTTGGAGCTGCAGGAGCCGCGCTCACCCTATCGATACCGCTACCTCAAAGGTTTAGCGGAGACCGCTAATGATTTGCGCATCAACAATATAGCGCTCGCCAAGGTTGGCTCTCCTGGAGCCTACCAGTCCATCATGTCGCAACTCTCGCAGATTATGGCTAACCTCAGTTAGATATGAGTCTACCAGTCAACATTGATGACTACATGAAGTTTATGCCTCTCAACGAGGATGAGCTTCAGGAACTTCACGTCTCTGCCATCGTCAAGGCGAGAGTGGAGCGGCTGCGTGGCTGCTACGCCTTCTGGCTGCGCTATCCACGCTTTACTGTCAGGGAGATGGTTGATCAGGATAAGGCCATGTTCGGCGTAAGCGAGACACAGGCATACGATGATATTCATCTCTGCCAGGTCATGCTCGGCAACCTCAACGCCGCCTCAAAGGAGTTCTGGCGATGGAAAGTCAATCAGGAGATAGACGAGGACCGCAAGGCTGCCAAGGCTGCCGGCGACTTCCGGGCGCTTGCCGTGATGCAGAAAAACCGCATCAAGAACAACCGCACAGACACGCCTGATGAGCCAGAGCTGGCATTCGACAAGATTGTTCCTGTTGAGTTCCGCATGACAGATGATCCGACAGTCATCGGTTTGCAGAAGATTCCAAATCTTCGTGCAAAAATTAAAAAATTAGAGAAGCGCTACTCGATGCCGGACATCGAGGATGCTGACTTCGAAGAACTTCCGCCAGATGATGACAGCAAGACCTAAGGAGTTATTTTTCAACGACGTGCAGTCGCGCGTCCTGCAGCTCATGCCCAAGACTCTTGTCTGTGAATGGGGTCGAGGAACCGGAAAAGGTGTAGTGGAGGCAGGGCGCATCCTCTATGCGGTCCAGCACATGCCAGGTTCGTGCTTGGGCATGGTGGCGCCATCGGTCAAAAGATGCCAGACCAACATCCTTCCTTCAGCTCTGGTCCACCTCGAGGAGTGGGGCTACAAGCGCGATGTCCACTACATCGTTGGCAAAAAACCGTGGAAGGCGCTGCACTGGCAGGAACCGCACTTTCGACCGATGAACTGGGAGAACACCGTAGCCTTCTACAATGGCAGCTATCTCAATATCATCTCTCAGGACCGCAGCGGTACTTCCAATTCCCTCTCTCTCGACCATGTCTTCATCGACGAGGCAAAATTTATAGATTGGGAGCAGCTCAACAATGAGACGCTCCCAGCTAACCGAGGCAACAAGCAGTTGTTCAGTGACTGCTGCCTCCACCATGGCCTTACCATTACTTCAGATACTTCAGCAACAAAGAAAGGTTCCTGGTTCATGTCGTGGGAGAAGAAGATGGATAAGGAGCTGATTGCTACTCTCGAAACGGTACTGGTGCATCTGCATAGCATCCGAAACAAGCTGGCTGCTCACCCAGAGCGGTACGATTACTACATGTCGCAGGTGCAGAAATACGAGAAGGTTCTGCACTCCCTCCGCTCCTATGCCCTGGTGTATTCCAGGTGCTCGAGCATTCAGAACCTCGCAGTTCTAGGCGAGGACTTCGTCCGACAGATGAAGCGAGACCTGCCAAAGATGACCTTCCTCACGAGCATCATGTGCCAGCATGTGGGCATCGCACAGGATGGTTTCTACTCCGGACTTGACGAGGATCGCAACTTCTATACGGCTCCGAACACCAGGTTTCTCAATGACCTGCAGTATAAGTTCGACCCTAAGCACGACAAGCCGGACTGCCGCATGGATGGCGACCTGGAGGACGGTTTACCGCTGATCATCGGTTCCGATGCTAACAACAACATCAACTGTCTCGTAGTCGGGCAGGTGGGTTCTGATACCAAGCTGCGCATCGTCAACTCATTCTATGTGAAGTATGCCAGGAAGTTGCCTGAGCTCGCTCAGGACTTCTGCGACTACTATAAGTATCTCAAGAACAAACGAGTCATCTTCTATTACGATGCAACCTTCGTGGGCAACTCCTATGCAACGCACAGCGATAAGTTCTACCAGATTATCACCAAGGTGCTACGTAGGAATGGTTGGCTCGTTACAGAGGTCTACATCGGCAAGCCGATGAACCATCTTGAGAAGCAGTTGCTCATAGACCGCATGTTCAAGGGACATGCGCGCCACATGGTTCTCATCAACCAGGACAATAACGAGGACCTGATCATCTCCATCGAGAGTGCCGGCTGTTACAATAACGGCAAGGATAAGCGAGGCGAGAAACTCGTGGAGACAGACGAGGACAGGCTGGAGAACCGTACCGACTTCTCCGATGCCTTCGATACCGTTTGCATAGGCGTGGATAAGTTCCCTCAGACCGTCCTCTATACGGGAGGCATGAGCAACTATTACCCTCGATAGAATATTTCGTTCTTTTTATTTATTGCTTTAAGTTTTAGTTTTTAAGTTTTTTTTTATGCTATGATTCCTAGGCTGCTTGCTCGTGAGAGTAGGCAGCCTTTTTTCTTTCCGGGTGTGTGAGAAAGCGGTATCTCCGATGGTGAGTTTGATGCTGTTCCGTACTTTTTTTATTGCATTCTCCGCCGCCCGTCATGTGTTCCCATCCGAAATTTCCTATGCAAAGGTAGCTTCTGGCGATTCAAACCTGTGCATGAACCTGGGTTAACAAAAGCCAAAGGTTCTTCACGCTACACTAAACCTTTACCTTTTGTTAACACAGAACCCCACACCTGTTTGCCTCTGCCAGCGCTTTGTTAAGCATAGGAAAAATCGAAAGGGCACACCGGGCTTTGAACGGAATGCAATTAAAAAAAATACTCCACAGCAGGAGTGGGAAAAAATCTCTGGACTCCCAAACATTACCAGAATACAATTTCAAACTTTATAAAATTTTTCGATATGAGACAGAATTATTTCTTTGAGTACGTTCCAAACGCTTACATCAACCTTTGCGTTGACAAGGCACAGCAGATGGCAAACAACCGCTTCGTCTACGACTTCAAGGCAGGCGATAAGGAGGCGGTACACCTCTGCGCAGAGTGGCTAGTTCGCTATCTTACAAAGCAGTATAGCAGTATCTTAGAGGACTTCGTTGTAGTTTTTGCTCCATGCAGCACACAATATAAATATAACAAGCGATTCGGCTATCTCGCAGCCATCCTCAATGCAGCAGGCATAGCAACCGCAAATGAGCACGTGCACATCTTTGGAGAGCGCAAGCCAACCCACAACGGAGGCAGCCACTTCGTCAACGAGGACATTTATCACGTTTCAGTAGATGGCGAGTACTTCAAGGGCAAGCAGGTCATTCTATTCGACGACCTGCTGACTAGCGGCAAAACCATCGAAGACTTCAGAAGAAAGTTGGAGGCGGCAGGTGCTTATGTGGAGAGAGAAATCTTTTTGGCTCGCACAATACACCACGACCCAATAAGCAACAGAGGCGTGTTGCAGGAGATGGCAGAAGGCTTTTATGAGGCAGTGGCACACTCAAAGAGATGTTTTCCACAGGGTGTTAATATCAACAAGAAATCAAACAACAACTATAATAAAGTAGCGTAACATGAAGAAGTACAATGATATACTAGCAGATGAGCGACCAGAGTTCAAGGCAGCTAATTACGGATTCGATTCACTCAGTAACACCGAATTGTTATCCATGGTAATCAACAGAGGGGCAGGAACAGCCGAGAGCCTAAGCCAGGCTAGGCAACTGATGAACATGGCAGACAATAACCTCAGTAATCTTGCAAAGTTATCCATGGACGAAATGCAGGTAGTGCAGGGAATAGGCGACTGCAAGGCGTTGGCAGTACTCGCAGCTTTGGAACTAGGCAAGCGCAGGGCAGTGGAGAAGTTGGGCAGCAAGCCCGACATGGGCAGCAGTCTAGCCATATATAACTACATGCTTCCGCAGATGGCAGACCTCAAGGTAGAGCAGGCACACGTCATATTGATGAACCAAAATTTCAGACTCATCAAGAGCGTGAAACTGAGCGAAGGAGGGATAACAGAGACTTCAGTGGATATTCGTATCCTCATGAGGGAGGCAGTCTTGAGCGGTGCAACCATCATGGCATTCGTGCACAATCACCCATCGGGCAACACGCAGCCAAGCAAGGCGGACGATGTGCTGACCCAGCAGATAGCCAAGGCTTGTCAAGTCATGCGCCTCTTCTTTATGGACCATGTGATAGTAACAGATGGAGCATTCTACAGCTATCACGACAAGGGCAGACTATAGGCACCATGGGCAACGTGACAGGAACACGTTGCCCTTTTACTTGCTTGCAAACTTGCTGATAACCGCGGATAAAGGGAAGGGGATAGAGATAAGCAAGGGCGATGGCAATTCGGCACGGCAGTCGGGGAAAAGGGCAATTGCCACATGAAAAATCCCTTACATATACCGCTCCAGTCAGTCGTGGCAATTGCCTCCGAGCGTAGGGCGGTGGGGGCTATGCTTACAGCAAAGCACGCCCTTTTTTGCTCCAACTTTTCAAAAATCCATGATTTTCAGCAAGTTGGCAAAAATGACCGTGGAAAATTTGTGCAAAATGCCCAAATTTTGCAATCAATTGCCATTGATTGCCCGCTCGAAAACGGCTACTTATGCCAATTTCCATGAAATTGCCACAAGAAACGAGCCGTTTTCGAGCGAACCCCTACATTGCATTTCGGGGTAAAAGAGGTAATAACATTGTTTGACATCATTCAAAAATGATGAGAAAAAGAGGTAAAAACCGTGTTTGATGGGGCTGAAATGTTAAAAATGAGTTAATCATAAAAGAAAGTTTATGTTTTATTTGGTTATTAAAAGAATTTTATGTACCTTTGCATCGTGAATAGATAACTAGATGTTTAACAATTTAAAATTCAACAGATGAATGAAGAAGAGCTAGAAAAGCAGATTAGAATTAAGAAGAAACTGCTAAGTGATTACATCAGGCTGAGAAAGGCTTACAACATTGATGATAAAACTTATTGGAAGTTTACAGACAGCGTTTTAGACCAGCTTTCAGTTCTGATTAAGAAAAGAAAAAAGAAGTAAAAACTTACCCCTCCTTCGGGAGGGGATTTAAAAAATAAAAGATATGAATAATAATACGGATTTACTTAAGGAATACGCTTCTCTTGCAGGCAAGGAAGACGAAAAGAGCGAAGCTCGCAAAACAGAAATTTTAAACTACATCAAATTAAATGCTGATGATAGTGATAGAGAGGAAGCAAAGGCTTTCATCAACCAAAAGATGGAGCAGCTTCAGAGTGAAGTCCTGACTTTGCGTGAGCAGCTTGCAGAGGAAGATTACAAGTTGCTGCCACTTCGTTACATCGCACAGAATTACTTCGGCAAAAGCGCAGCATGGCTCTCTCAGCGTCTCAATGGCTCAGAGGTTCGCGGTCATGTTTACACGCTCAATTCCGAGCAGAAAGATATTTTCAATCGTGCCGTCCAGGAGATTGGACAACGCATTAGCTCTTTGCAGTTAGCATAGGGTTATCTGTTCACACAACCGTCCCCGACGCGATTCCGTGTCGGGGACATTTAATAGAGGATTTACATGCAGAAGATAATGGAATATACAGAGATGATTGATAAGGTGAAGGCTTTGGCTGCACAAAACAGAGCTGCCAAGACCGCAGAGGATAAGGCGGAGGTTCGCCGTCAGATGGATGCACTCAAGGAGTCAGACCCTAAGGCTTTTGCCGTGGCAGTGGGCTACATGGCTAAGACCACAGAGCAGAAGGTCAAGGAACTGACTATGGCTCAAATCATGGGTCTCGCTTAGCCTTGCTATTTAGGCTATCTTTATTTAACACATCGTCCCCGACACAGAGCCGTGCCGGGGACTTATTATTCACATATATTTGATATAGTTGTATAAAAGATAATTTTATGTTACTACAATATATTGAGACCTGCAGGCAGGCTCGCCTGATTCTCCGTGAGCTCATCAAGGGCGACAAATCACGTGCACAGCTCTGGGGCTTGCTGGTTGACAACCAGCTTGATTATGTTGACTTGAGGTTCCTACTTCCACCATTGGCCAACGAGGGCTACATCGAGGAGTCTGAAGGCATGTGGCATATACTGGACAAGGGTGTGAAGTACATGCAGAATTACGACAGAATGATGCTGGAGAGCGCAGAAGGATACATGGAATATGGGGATACACTCGTGGAGAAAGTGCGAAAGTCTAAGGAGAGGAAAAAAGAGCAGGAGAGTAAGATGAACAACAAAATTGCTTTGTGGACTTTTATTGTGGGCATTATCTCCATGCTGATAGGAGCTATAGCTCTCCTAATATCGCACGACATGCGAGAAATAATATTGCCAATCCTTGGCAAATAACCGTAATTTGGAGAAGCCTTATGCGCTTCTCCAAGTTCATATACTCTTTTCTTTCCATACCTTATATATTATTTCGTTAAACCGATGCAAATATACGGAATTTTCACGGAATATCCGTGGAAAATCATGGAAAATATGCGGAAAATCATTCCATTTCTTTCCTTTTCGTTCCTCAACCCCTAGATTTTCTTCCCCAAATGTTAAAGATGAGTTAAACATAATATTTTTATTATGCAATATTTGCGTATATCAAAATTATTATGTACCTTTGCAATCGAGTTAAGGAACATGTTTAATCAATTAAATTTTTAAGCTATGCAAGAAGATTTAGAAAATGAAATCGAGAGAAAGAAAAAGGAAATCGAAGACTTTCTCCGAATCGTGAAATTCACTGGTCTTTCGCAGAAGGAAATCGAAAAGAGACTTGATTATCTCTTGGATGACCTTTCAAGACTGATGAAGAAAAGAAAGTAAAGTTCAACTTCCCCTCCTTCGGGAGGGGATTACAAAATATAATATTGATATGGAAGATATTAAAATCTTATTGGAAGAATACAGGTCTCTTGCAGGTAATACCGATGCAAAGAGCGAGGAGCGAAAGAATGAAATTATCGCTAAGTTGGAAACTATGGATAAGGATGCTGTGGCTGAAGTGGCAAAACCATTCGTGGAGGAGAATATAACTCGCCTGGAGAGCGAAGTGAAAGCTCTCCGCAGCCAGATGGATGCAGAGGACTATAAGCTGCTCCCTATCTCCTATATTGCCAAGAACTATTTCAACAAGAGCGCATCATGGCTTTTGCAGCGTCTTAACGGATATCAGGTGCGTGGAAAGATTTATACGCTCAACCAGGAGCAGAAAGGCATTTTTAACCAGGCTGTCAAGGAAATAAGCAATCGCATTAGCGCATTGCAGTTAGCATAGCTAACATGTTCAATAACTCAACTCAGTCCCCGACATGATCCCGTGCCGGGGACTTCTTATTGTTCACGTAGATTTAATAATAAAAATATAAATATGAAAAGCAAGATGCCTGATGATGATATGGATTATATGGATTGGTCCTATAAAATTTATCAAGACAAAAAGAAAAAAGAGAGGGAAGCCAAGAGAAAGGCTGAAACGAGAGAGCGTAATAAATATTGGATGGAGGTCATTACGTTCCTGTTGATGGTGGTATCTGTCTTATACTCGTGCCTGGCTTCTACCATTAAGCAAGTATGGCAATGGCTATTGATGTTGTTAAAGCTTCAATGACTACAAGCAGAAAAAGACGGTTATTGTCTCTTTCTGCTATTTCTAAACGCTCGTTTGCTATATCTAAGCGTTCATTGGTCTTATCGATAAGTTCAATAACCTTATGTAGGGTAAGTTTCTTATTTCTTTCCATACCTTAATATATATTATTTAGTTAATCCGATGCAAATATACGGAATTTTATTGAATATCCGTGGAATTTTATTGAATATCCGTGGAATTTTATTGAAAAACAGAGAAAATCAGAGAAATTCATTCCTCAACCCCATGTTTTTATGCTCTACAACATAAAAAAGTCATTTATTTCAAAATTTCTCGCTTTTTTTTTTGGCGGTTCCAAATATTCTTCTTACCTTTGCCAACGCTAACAAAGATGATAGTAATCTATCCGGCAGGGCGACCGTTTCGCCTATGGCTTCTCAGCCGCAGGCTTTTTTTATGCCCAAGAGTATCATTTTCCCGGCAACGGGAAAAAGGTGTACCGATATGGCGGCTGCATGAACCGTAAAGATTAAGTTTTGTCCTCTCGGATAAGCCATCATCTTTGTTAGCAACGGGGAATGCAGCCGCCACCCTTTTCTCACGAAATCAAGTGCGCTGCTAATGCTAACAAAGATGATGCAATATGCAGAATTCTATTTTATTAAGTGATGCGCAGGTGAGACCTGCAGGCATCAGCGTAGAGGAGGGCATCAAGGCCCTCAAGTGTGAAATCAAGAAGCTCGCCAAGACCAAGAGCGAGACCTTCTCCTGCCTTTGCGAGGAGACCGTGACCTATGGAGAGGTTGTGCTCACCATGGTTGGTTTCGCAGCTGTGATGGCGATGGTCATGATTGGTGGTTTCATTTTCGGAGGGGAGGTAGCATGATGAAGAAAAGTAGAAACCGCAGAAGACGCACAGCAAAGCTGATAACCAAGGACATCAGCAAGTGCAAATACTTCATAAATATTGGCAAAAAAATGAACGCCCATAAGGTGGAGCTCAAATTTCAGAGAAACTACAATACAATGGGTTCTGTTGTTTTCATCGATGATGCGTCACACAAGCAGACTATTATCCGATGGTATGATCATCGCTATTATGCTCTTCGATTTGGAGCTAAGGAGGTTGAGCCATACAATATGACTTTGGCCAAGTGGAAAACCATCAACAACGATTAGGTATGAAAAAGAATAAGAAGAAAGTCAAGAGAGACGTTCTCTTGCTATATTTTAGACGTCGTCGCATCCGCGATGCGCTCATGAAACGCTACTGGGAGCTTGAGACTAAACGCAAGGAACTGTACAAACTGGTGGAGTACGCCAAGATTCAGTCACGATACTGCGTCAATCTGGACTGCCACCGAATAGTCGGCAGATACCTCAGAGAACTGGAGCGTGAGGAAATCCGCGTCTGCAGACTTCAGGTCAAATACGACCTATGGGCTTCCCGTCTGAGCTACTGGGTTGACCTCTATGAGTCGGCATTATACCGCCTGCACCCTGGAGACAGCATTTAAGTTTTACCATTTAAAAATTAAAGATTATGCCAAGAAATACAGATAATTTCAATAGCGAGCAGTTTGAGAAGGACCTGCTCGACGCTTACTTCCACTTCCGCAGCTGCCTCCCTGTGAAGGATGCAGTCACCGGTCTTGAATACAAGAAGAGTTTCAAAACAACCCAGGATATCGCCACAGAACTTGATGACATGGGCGGTGTCAGTATAGAAACCATCAACCAGTATATGCAGGAGCATGGCTACTATGTTGCCACGCAACCAGACGGAACCGTGGCATGGGCTATCTGGGAGAGAGTTGTCAAGCCAGACAGCCTGGTTTAAGTTAAAAACTCATATATTTTATTATACTACCATGTGTTATGAATAATTTTTCGTACCTTTGCAGCACGAAAAATTTTACAAAGTTTTGAAAAGCTTTGATACGGCTGACCGCCCGTGAGGGTAGTCAGCCGTATTTTTATTTTTATCCTCTCCATATTATCTTTGCATCAAAAAAGATAATATATGACCATCACATCACTTCCGTCGGGCAGTTGCTTCCTTGAGAACATCCCCGACATCGATATTCTCACGGCCAAGACCCGCCTGCTCGTCACCATCAAGATAGGTGATGATATCATCTACGATGAGTATCTCTATCCTGCCGATGGAGAGGTCAGAGTGATCGACCTTGCCGACATCTTCCGTCCTTATGCACGCCGGAGGCTGGCAGTCACAGCCACCATCACCATCGCCGAGCAACAGGTTCCGAGCTCCGGAGACACCGACTCGGCAACAGTCACCGATACGCAGACAGCCAACCTGCAGGTCTACTATTCTACCGTAGACATCGTGGGCGTGGACTGCTCTACATTCCTCACCACCCACTTCCTCACCCTGCTCGAGGGGCACAAGACCACCTACATGGGGCGACTTGAATATCTCCACTACATGGGCAAGGAAACAGCAGAAGTCACCGCACACTATGCGGACAAAACCACAAAATCGTTTACCGCACCAGCCGTCGGCGGCAATGACATCTACACCACCATCGACGTTTCTCCGTCTCGTTTCGAGACCGAGGACACCGACCTTCTCTACTACGTGGTAGAGGCAGGCTCACGCTCCATGACCTTCATCATAGACAGCGAGGAGCGTGATGTGGCGCCTGCTCTGCTCTTCACCAACAGCTTCGGCTGCCAGGAACTCATCTACTGCACAGGCAAGCACGAAGTAGACCCGCAGTACACCCGCGATGCAGCCTACATGGGCGGCATCAGGGTAAACTACCGCATCACAGAGCAGCGCACCTTCAACGCCGATACGGGCTATCTGGGCACAGACATGGCAAACTGGGCAGATGATCTCTTCCGCTCAGACGAGGTCTATCTGGTCAACTTCATCGGAGGGGTAGCCAAGGTGGGCAAGCGTGTCACCCTCTCTGACTCCAAGTCCAAGCGCGACAACCTGCGCGACAGCATGCCACGATTCACCTTCAGCTACACCTACGCACAGCGTCAGCACAACGTGCTTGACCTGCAGCGTGCCGGCCGTATCTTCGACAACACCTTTGATAACACCTTCAACTGATGAGACGTACGGCTTACCACCTCACAGAGGTGCTGCGCCTCCTGGCCAAGGCAGAGCGAAACCGCTCTACCATTAACCTGAAGGCGTGGACATCAGACGGCGAGACCGTCGACTATACAGGATGGCTAGTCAGGGGCAGCAGTTGGCGTGGCGGATTCCACCGTCTCGTCAATCCGGCAAATGCCGAGGTTCGCACCGTTCCGGACATCTACATTCACCAGTTCCTGGGCTTACCAGTATATTTATGACATGAAACAGAAAAAATATCAGCTTCAGCAAGTAGGAACCAGCGGTTCCTACAGTCGCTACGCTCTCGTGGCAGAGGGCGTGAGCAGGGTTACAGACTCCACCACCATCGAGCAGCAGTATGGGCGGGATACCAGTTTCCTGGGTTCCGGAGAGGTGGGCGACGCCACCACGGGCATCCTGGAGGCTCAGGGCGGTAAGCTCTACGAGTATATTAACTATGGCGATGACAACGACATGCCATACACCCTGCAGCAGTTGCTGCGCCGAAATATGGTGGCGCAGCGAGCCATGGCGTTCAATGTCCAATGCTGCTACGGGCAGGGTGTGCGCTTCATGGATAGGGAGACCAAGCAGGACACCACCGACGCAGAGATCCGCGACTTCTGCCTGAAGAACTCCATCCACGAGGTCTTCATGCAACAGGCCACCGACATGAAGTTCTTCTTCTGGTCGGTAGAGGTCATCATCCTGAGCCGTGACCACTCCAAGATAGTCAATATCCGCCACAAGGACGTTTCTTATTGCCGCCTGGAGGTACCAAATGACAAGGGGCGCATAGAGCATGTCTTCTTCGGCGACTTCCGCAACGTCATGTCGCCGGTCCACACCGAAGTCATCCCGCTGCTCGACCTCTATGACCCGCTGGGCGACCTCATGGCGCGCATGGGCAAGGCTCCGGACCCCTACACAGGCATCAGGGGCAAGGCTCCTGAGATGGGCAAGGACTGCAAGTTTGCCATCATATCTCGCATCCCGACACCCGGACTGCAGTACTATCCGATACCATACTATGCCAGCATCTTCGACGATGCCTGGTACGACATCTACCGTCTCATCGGTATCGGCAAGCGCTACATGATCAAGAACACCTCCGCTCCTCGCATCCAGATAGAGGTGCACCGCGACTACTGGGAGGAACTCTGCAATAACGAGGACATCATCGACCCGGATAAGCGAAAGGAGCGCATCCTGCAGGAGAAGGACAACATCATCAACTTCGTGTGCGGACCGGAAAATGCCGGCAAGGCGCTCATCACGGGCTACTACTTCGACCCAAACGGCAAGGAGCAGCGCATGGTGCGCATCATCAACCTCTCCGAGGGCAGCAAGAAGGAGGGTGGCGACTGGGCAGACGACATGAGCGAGGCATCCAACGCTCTCTGCTTCTCGCTGGGCGTGCATCCAAACCTCATCGGAGCCACACCAGGCAAGAGCCAGATGAACAACTCCGGCTCAGACAAGCGAGAGCTCTTCATCCTCAAGCAGTCGCTCGAGAAGGCTTGCCACGACATCATGTGCAAGCCTTACCATGTCATCTCTCACTACAATGGCTATGCCGACCGAGGAGTGACCGTTGACGTGCCGATGATAGAACTCACGACACTAGACAAAAATAAGGACCAACAGACATCAATAGTTTCAAACAATGGCAAAAATGAAGATTCAAATCAGCAAGGATGACTTCGAACAGAGCATCCTTGCAGCCACCAGCTCGCACTCTGAGGTGTTCGAGTCGGTGGAACCGCATTTCAAGGAGTCCTATCAGCGGATCAGTAAGCAGATTCTGGGCGAGGTAGGCGAGAAGGCACTGGAGACCAGCGAGGAGGCACTGGAGACCAGCTCGCACCCATGGTACAACAACAGCGAGGAGCTGCGTGAAGCAGTCATCAAGACTGTATGCCTCGATGCCTTCCTCAGCGTAGTAAGACACCTCGACCTCGTGCTCACTCCTACAGGCTTTGGCGTTGTGGCCAACAACGAAGTCTCTCCGGCAAGTTCCTCCAGAGTCGAGGCGCTCATCGAGCAATGCCGTGTAGCCTTCATCTCATCACAGCAGACAGTCCTGGCACTTCTCTGCAACGTACCGGGTTGGGGGAAAACCCTACAGGCAAAGCAGGGCATACAGACGATAGTTTGGAGCTTTGACGCTTACCGTTTTCTCACTGGAGAGACCAGCATGACATCCAAGGAGTGGGCATCTAAGTTGGCAGCCATGCAAGAGGCAGATGCCACCATACGCAAGCTTATATCTGATGAGCAGATGGATGACATCATGTCACAGGTTAGATGCGAGCGTAAAAGTAATTGGGAAGAGAACGAGGTGCGCGTGATGCTGATGCGCTGCATGATAATGCTTGCCAACGGCATGCTGTCTGCATACTCCAACGAGCGTGCAAGCCTGCTATCGTATCTAGACAGAAACCTCGATAAATTCCCATTATATGCGAATTCATCGGCATATAAGGCTAACCATTTCAAAGAATTTCAGAATGAAAAATCAAGACCTGCCTTCGTTTTCAACGCATAAAGATGGTACACAAGAGTTCAATTTCAAGGCGCCGTCCTCATGGGCGGAACTTTCAGAGGAACAGTTGCGCTATGTCCTCAGCGTCATGTCGATTCACCATGACCACATCGTTATCAAATGCTACCTTCTCGCAAGGTTCTGCGGGCTTACCGTACACAAGTACACAAGAACCGGGTGGAAATGCAGCGTTAAATGCGATGAAAGCGGTGAAAATGGCGATGCTAAGATTGGAAAAGTGCGCGAGAGAGTCCTATACATCAGTGCTGCAGAAATCCTCTCTCTGCTCAAAAACTTCGATTTCATCGACTCCTTTACGGACTTTCGGCCTCTACAGGTTGCAAGTGACGTTCAACTGACGGCAGTAAACAGCCTGCTTCACGAGATCAGCTTCTACGATTACCTCAATATCGAGAAGAACTACCAGCTGTTCATGCTCAAGCAGGAGGACAGATTCCTGCTGAAAATGGCGCATCTCATGTACAGGACAGAAGGCGGTTCTGCCAGTGAAACCGCTAAATTTGAACCTTACGAACTCCTCGGAGTCTTCATGTGGTTCTCGAGTGTCAAGGAGTATTTTGCCGCCAACTTCCCTCACTTCTTCAGACCAGCCAGAGAGGGCGGCGAGCTGCGGCGTGAGGACATCCTGCCAGCAATGCAGGCGCAGATCAGGGCACTTACCGATGGTGACGTGACCAAACTGCAGGCAGTCTATAATACCGACTGCTGGGCTGCCCTCACAGAGCTTGATAACAAGGCTCGGGAGGCAGAGGAGTTTAGGAAGCGCAACAGGCAAAATAGTTAAAAAAAACAGCACATGACAGAGAAAATCTTCGATTCCATCGCATATTTCAAGCAGCTGGCTGCCGAGTGCAGAACCTGCAAAGAATATAATTTCGTCGCAACGGAGTGCTCCGGACCAGATTCCATCCAGGGAGTCATGCAGCAGTTCCGCAAGGCATCCAACTTCATCATGGTCTCAGATACCGTTGACAGCAACACCCATTCCATCGGAGAGGGCTTCTTCGACCGCAACGTCTATACCGTCTGGATCCTGGCAGGGTACCGACGCGATGACATGGCAGACCGAGAGGCGAAAATGAATATCTGCAGATATATCTTCCGCCAGTTCCTCAGCCGTATGCTCCACGACAAGAGCCGTGAGGCATACGACGGTCAGATGGAGTTTCTGGACCTCACGCAGGTCTATTCGAGCGAGCTGGGCAGATGGTCCATGAATGGCGTCACAGGACTCTACTTCATGGTCACATCAGACGAACCTATCGACATACAGTATGACGAGAGCCTATGGCAGACGCAGAAATAGACGACCTCCTCAGATATGAGCGAGGATGGGCTAATGCCATGGGCGACTTCTGGCGAGAGCGCATGGAGCGGCTTCGTACCATCGATACCGGACGCCTCTACGCTTCCATCAAGGCGCACCTGGAGCAAGGCTCTGTCACGACCATTGAGCACAACTTCCTGCAGTACGGTATCTATGTAGCTGCAGGAGTAGGACCGGCACATGAGTGGTACAAGTGGACCGAGGCACAGGGAGGCGAAAAAATCCACCGCATCAACAACGGAGACCTCAACTTCCTGGGCGATGAATACCGTCGAGACAACAATCTCGATAAACCGAAGAAGGTGGGGCCTGCCTGGGGCGGTCGTGTCGCCGGTGGCGAACCTAAAGGCCGCCGCGACTGGTTCTCGCAGAAGTACTACTCATCAGTTATGAAGCTCAACGAGCATGAGGCTACCTTCTACGGCGACCGGTACAATGGTCTGATGGCATCAGCCCTCACCGAAATCTTCAGGGGCATAGGAGCAGCACGCAACCTCTAGGGAGCGTATTTTTACCGATTCCATCGGCATATTATCTTTGCAAACAAAAAATAAAATGGCATACAAATTAGACAAGAGTGCACTTCAGACCCTTTTCGAGGGTATCAGAGACGAGCGTCGCCTGCAGGCCAACACGGCAAACCGCATCGGCAACGCCTTCCTATCGTTGTTGCATTTCTGTGCTGACGAAACCTCCGAAGCCTTTCTCAGCCGCAAGCATGACGATGCAGCCGAGGGCATGATTACCTTCCTGCGTGGACTCATCTCCGAGCAGATGGCGCAGCTCAAGGCGGGTGCACAGTTCGGTGACTTCGTCTCCGGACTATACAACGGCAAGGGAGCACAGGTTGATGCCAATGGCAATGCAGAGGTTGAGAGCATCACCATCCGCACATACATGAGGGTCATGGAACTGATTGTCAACCGCCTGTCAGCGCAGGAGGGTGACACTTTCTTCACCGAAAGCGACACCATTGAGAGCGTTGACAGTCTGGGCGATGATTGCTATGGCTTACACCTCCGCTCCAAGTATAGTGGATACTTCACGGCTCAGCATGTGGGCAACGTCATCAAGGGAGTGGTCAACAACATCGCCTCGGCAGCCAATTCTGGCACCTCGGCTGATTACTACACCTCATGGATGAGAGTCAACAGCGTCAACGCGGTCAAAAATTACATCGAAGTCACCCTGTATCCTGATGCCGATGTTCCGGCAGGCAAGAACTTCCCGCCGTGCGAGCTCATGAATATCGCCCGATATGGCAACCAGACCGATGAAAAGCTGCAGAGCTGCTTCTACATCTCCAGTTCCGAGGGGCGCATCGTCAAGCTGACGGGCGTCACAAAGCCGATACTTGAAAATTACAACTACGGCATGGCCTTCGGCGACATGCCTGAATTTGTCAAGTCGCTCAACCTTCCTATCGTCAAGGGCAGGGATTATCTCTATGCAGCCGGCATCATCACCCAGGATATCATACAGATTGACTATCAAGGCAAACCGGTTGTCGATTATGTAGACCGGGGACCTTGGTCAGAGGCGGCAGACTATTTCTGCTCAGCTCTCAATCCAGAAACTGGCAAATACGAGACTTCCGATGTCTGGTATACTGGGTGCAAATGGAGATGTCAGAAGACTGGTACCCATACCGCACCAAGGTGGAATAATACCGATTGGGCGATGATAGAGGGCAATCCTGCCTTCACCATTGACTTTCTCGAAGACGAGACTATCTACGACTTTGACAACTTCCGGGCTCCGCTGACTATCGTTGCTACGCTCTACGGCCAGGATATTACCTCAGATATCCTCGACAGCGACGTAGCCTGGACCAGATACACAGAAAACAGGGCTGGTGAGCAGAGAGTCACAAGTGACAACATCTGGTCACTCGAAGTCGGTTCCAAGGCAGGCAAGGCTATCGTCCTGACCCAGTCAGACCTCTCCATCGACAGCGAGGGAGTTCCGGCTAAAATTAGATTCACGGCAACAGTTACACTTCGTGATGGTCTGGGCGATGAGGTTGCCCAAGATTCCATCACACTGGAATGTGTTTAATAACATATAAGATGAAATACAAAAGATTAGACTTCAAATACACGCCTCTGCAGGTGAACACATCCAAGACAATATCAGGCAGCGTTCCGCTCGAGCAGACTTATGACGCCAACCAGAATGAGTATGCTCCAAATTACGAGTTGACACCATGCGCCTTGCAACCGGTCGTTGGTATAATCGACAGAGATAACATACTCGAGAGTGGTCGTGTCAATAGTGAACTGACAGATATCGCCTGGTACAGAGTCGAGAATGGTGTGGAGGGTAATGCGCTGGTTTCGACACCCAGGAAGCATGTCATCACCTCGACCGGCAATGATGCCGGCAAACTGCTCTGGTATGTCAACGCAGCGCCGCAGAAACCGATTCTGCTCAGATTCAAGGCGAAGTACCTGGACAGCCGAACAAATAAGGTTCACAGAATTATGATGGACTATTCCATCAACTGCAAGAATGCGACCCTCTCCAAGCCGACGCTGCTGCTTTCGAGTGGTGACCGATACTATAATCCGCTTCGTGATACAGACAAGCAGGTCATCAATGCATCTCTGCGCCTCGGATCAGAGGAGTGCGCTAAGGAGAAGAGGCTGTTCGTCTGGGAGATTCTCCGTGATAGAGGTCAGTTCTCTGCCATTACAGCAGATGACCTCGAAATCAAAGTTTCTTCAGATGGTGCATCGGTTACTCTAGACCGCTCGCTCATGGGCAAGCGCATCTGCATCAGATGCAGGGCTAAATTCTCGGCTGATGGCAATCCGGCAAGCGTAGATCTGAGTGATGCTACACCGAACAGAATTGTCAATATCGTCCGCAGGATACCATTCTACGATTACGATATCCTCGACACGGTCGACGAAGTCCTGCCCGACACGAAGGTAGTAAACCCAGCGGCAACCATCTCTGACAATGTCGGAGAAATTGCGAACCCGACAAGAGAACTGCAGGTCCTCTGGTGGATGGCACCGAATAACTCGATACACTTTGAGAACGCTGTCCTTGTCGGACATGGCATGTCTCCGAGAGTACCTACAGATCTGCTGGATCCGAACAGGGGAGCTATCCTTGCTTTGGAAGTTAAAGACCTCGATCCTTTAGCTCTGGCTATGGATGCCGACGGCAAGGTCTTCGTGGACGCCGATGGCAATCCGTTCATTTTTCACTAATCATCATTTATAATATAATATATGGAAAGATACATCAAGGCAAATCGCAAGGTCGTGGAGTTGCTTCAGCTGACCGAGGACAGAACTGAGCTGCAGGATGGCAATTTCATTCTCTGGTGTCAGGATATCCTACAACTTGGGGAACCTATCGAGTTCGAGGAGACGCTGTCCAGAATAGGCGCTATCGCTATGGATGGCAAGACCGCCTGCATGGAGCAGGAAGGCAAAGTGTGCAACAAGCTGCCTGTAGCTACAGACAGCAGATTCATCATGACAGAGCAGAGAGAGGAGGCAGAAAATGAGTAGCGCAAGTAAGTCGACAACCATCAACTTCATACCAAAGATGGGTACATTTACTCCGTCAATCCAGTCGCCTGACGGAGATATCTACCAGGAGTACCAGAGAAATGGGGATGTCGTGACTGTCTATCCGGATTTCTCGCAGACGCAGCCGAAGCTGTACTTCGTTGTCATCTCATCGAGAACAGCAGAAGGCATCAGTACACCAACCTCCATGAAGTACTTCTTCAATGATACGGAGATTCCTTTCAATTCTGCAGGCAAGTCTACAGGACTGTTTGACGGTCTCTTTGAGATTATCAGACCAAGTACTTCGCAATTATATTGGGGACTGAAAATCTGCAACAACCTGGTTAAGGTATCCAATTATAGCGGCATTACAATCAGAATGGTCGGTACCATCACAGAGCGTTCTGGGCAGCAGGAGGCTACAGATGAAATTCAGGCTAGCTACGATATCTCCGTTGGCCCTTACACAGGAGTCGCCTATCGTGTGACAATAAAGGCTCCGGCTAATGATACGCACAACTTCGTTCTGGGTAGCAAGGATGACAGCTGCCAGCTCGAAGCCAAAGTCACGCAAGGCAACGAAACTCTGACAGCAGGACTATACTACAAGTGGTATAAAGCAGTCAATAGCATCACAGGTTGGGAGCAGATTGCAGGAGCAAGTGCCAAGATCCTCACCGTCAAGGCATCAGATGTTGATTGCACGAGGGAGTTCATGGTGGAAGTGTACAACGACAAGGCCATGGGCAAGGATAATATGCTGGGTTTCGACTTCCAGACTGTCATCGATGCGTCAGATCCATACGATATTGAGCCCAACCCGACACCGGCTGATGAGTCTATCAGCGAGGACGAGTCAGGCAATGGTACTGTGACCTATACTCCGAGACTGATTGTCAGGGGAAAGTCTGAGGCTATCGGTAGTAAGTTCTATTTCACGCTGAAGTCAGGTTCTGGTGTTGTCCTCAATACTGAGGCAGCACGCAAGCCTACTGTCCAGCTGAGTTCATTTGCTGTGACCAGGGCAGACTGCGAGCATGCCGGTTACAGCAGCGTGGCATTAACGATTCAATCAGTCAAGTAGTCTATGACAGTAATAACAAGAACTATTAATTTTATCCGGAAGGCTGTCAAGGGTGAGAAGGGCAGCGTCCTTCGAGGTCCGCAGCTGTGGAATACCTGCAGCAATGGATACAGATTCGAAGCGGGTGGAGAAGGTGAAGAGTGGAAGGATGTTGTCTTATATAATGGCAATAGCTATTCCTGCATCAAGACGCACGTCAAGACAGCAGACAATTATCCGGGTTCTGCAGCTGATCTGAACAACCATTATTGGCGACTGGGTCAGTCTATCGAGCTCATCATAGCCCACATCATCCTCGCCCAGTACCAGATGGTAGAGAACCTGGGTGTCCGAACAATCGAGATGAAGGATAAGAACGGCAATGTTGTCTTCAGAGCTAAGGACGGTAATCTTTATTGCAAGGGTGGCTATTTTGAGAACATTACGGCAACAGGAAATTTCAAATCTAGAAATGAGAAGACCTGGAATGAAATCGAAATGAATGCTGATAAGGGTTACCTTGTTATGCGAGGACCAACTTCAGTTAATGATGATGACTGGGATTTGCCAAGCTCAATTGCAGAGATGACAGACCTTTTCAAGGTTAAATTTGAGACAGATTCTGATTCGCTGAGTCGAATTGCGACAATGGATTTATTTGGATTTGGTGGAAGGAAACGGGTGAATATAGATCCTGAATTTGGTTTAAGAATATACTCTGATGAGGGGACAGATGAAGAAAGTCATCTGTTTTTGGGCAAGGATAGTATTGATTATAGTGACGGATTAGGGCACGTGTATCATAGTGATTGGAATAGTTTGCTAAAAAAAATATTATAAATAATTATGGAAGGTAAAAAATTCAATTCCGTGACGAAAGTCACAACCGTCAACAGCAACCAGAGCCTGCTGCTGACAGACCAGAATGGCAATGTCACTAGCATCGGAATGGATGCGCTCAAGGCTGACCTTGCTGTAGGTCAGCATGCCTGGTGCGGAAGAGTGTGGGACACTGCCAACGCAACGCCTAAGGCTGCATCATACATTGGCTCTCTTGAATTGCTGAAGGAGTTGCCATACATCCTCGGGCTTGGCGGATACCTGGTTAAAAATGACCACAGCCGTAGGAAGCTCGACAGCAAGGATCACTACAAGTATGCTACTGGTGAACCAGCAAAGCTGGATGGTACCGAAGGTCACTATCAGTGGGGATGGGGACGTAAATTCTACGTTGTCATCAAGGATATTGGCGGATTGCACTATGAGCAGATTGGCATCAAGCCAATTCCTGGTGAGTTTAATTACGAGATTCCTATCGGCAGTCTCTCTGCTGCAGGATTCGCCACTATAGAGCGAAGCACAGGCAGACTTGTGAGCTATATCAATAATGGAACTGACTATCGTGGTGGAGACAACGATTCGTCTTATGATGGCAAGAATAGGACGCTTCTGGGTAGACCAGCAACTAATATGACTACTGAACAGTTCAGAGCTGCAGCACGCAAGAATGGCAAGGGCTGGCTCTGCACAGCCATGCGACATACATCCATTGTAGCAATTCTTTTCGGCGTCATCTTCGGTACACATTACGATCAGGATGCCGTCAATGCCAACAAGGATGCCAATGGTCTCTACCAGGGAGGTCTAGGTGCAGGCTTGACGCAGATGCCAGACTGGGGTGGCTACAACGGCTGGAGACCTGTCGCACCTATGAGTGCAGGCATTGAACTTGGTGATTCATGTGGAGAAGCGACCTATGCTGTTAAGAATGATGCAGGGACAACGGTCTATAATGCCAAGATTCCATGTTTCTTCGGCTTAAAGAACGGCTTCGGCAATCTCTGGCGAATGATGGATGATGAGTTCTGTCAGGTCAACAGTGACAAGACTATGACACACCTCGTGGCTCCGTCAATATACGGTTCCTGGACCATCGGCAACCCTTCCGGCATGAGGGCGTTGAGCAAGTCACCAGGTGGTGGTGAAGGATATATCAAGACCTTGTCGATGGAACATCTAGAGAACTTCTGTACGCAGATTGGTGCTACAGAGTCAACCTATTCGACAGGTTATTTTTGGAATACGTCAAACGCTACTTCCGGTTTTCGCCTGTGTCTTCGCGGTGGCTACGCTGTCAGTGGTGGTCGATGCGGTCTTTCGACGCTCCACGTGGGCACTGCTGTCTCGGGTTCCACTGTGCACTGCGGTGCGGCCCTCTGCGAAGCAGCATCCGAGTGGTCATTGGATCCAGTGTAT